AATGTAATTATCTTTAATCGTAAAGGTAGTATAGTGACTCCGCAGTTTCAAGATGTTGTAGAAACAGTTAGGAAATACGAAGTAGACTGTATTCTTGATGGTGAAATATATCCAATTAAAGATGATGGTTCACCTGCTGAACATAAACTAATGGGAACAAGAGTTCATTCTAAAGACCATGCAGAAGCAAGAGAGAAAGTTAAAGTTAAGTGGGTTATATTTGATTGCCTTAAGATTGGTAATGAAACTATAATGGACTTATCTTACAGTGATAGATTAGATAAGTTTTCACAACTACCCGACCAAGCACATAGAATGAAAGAGGGTGGTGATGTTCTAGCATTCTATAATAGAGCGACTAACGATGGTTTTGAGGGCATCATTGTCAAAGATGATAGTTTACCCTATGAGGCAGGTAAAAGAAGCGTAGGGTGGGCTAAATACAAGCCTCCTCGCATTGAGTTAGATGTGGCTATTACTACTGCTAAATATGGTGAAGGTTCAAGAGCAAATGTCTTTGGAACTTTTGGTATTTCTGTAAAGAGTGATAGTGGTTTCAAACCCGTAGGTTCAGTTGGAACAGGGTTTAGTGAGTTAGACTTAGTACGGCTTACCAATGAACTTAGAAAGAATGTGGAGACTTACGATAAAGGAACATATAATTTATTACCGAGAGTCGTATTAGAAGTTTCAGCAGACCTAGTTACTCAAGATGCAAAGGGTAATTATGGATTAAGATTCCCTAGATGTAAAAGAATACGACATGATAAGTTTGTGGCTGATATTAATACAATAGAAGATGTGGAGAGATTAGCATGATGTGTAATAATTGTGGTAATCAAACAGTAAAATATCTTGTTATGACGGCAATAGGTCAAAGAGCCTTTTGTAGTGAAGAATGTTATTGTATATATGTAGATTTACCTTATGAGTGGGATGGTTATTACGGTTTAAATGAATACGATGAAAAAGATGTGGAGAGGTTGGAATGAGTGAAGATTGGAGTAAGTGGCTAAGAGATATGTTTGACGAATCAGTTTATGAAGGCGATGAATCATCTAACCCTATGGAAGTAAATGATTTAGTGCATAAGTATGGTAAAGCATCAATATTTACATATGCTATTTATAATGATATAACCGAAGAAGACATATTTGTTATAACTAAAGGACTATATGTTGCTTTAAGATGTAATGATAGTATTGTTCTTCCAAAGGACTTTGAGAAAAACATGCTTATTATTGAAGCAAAAGAAGGAATGGAGAAGGCTGCCTTATTTGGTAGAGTAGAAAACATTAACTTAAACATTGTATTGGGCGGTTCTTTTGAAGAACACTACGAGTATATTCAACATCTTGTTCTTGAAGGCTTACAGTATATGCAAGTAGAATGTGAGTTTATTGGGTTCTTTGAGGTTGAGTCCAATGTATAGCGAGGATATGCTAAAAGGTATATTTCTTGCTAAGGCTAAAGGACACATAGGACTAACTAAGAACAATGATATTTTGATAGGTTATCGAACTAAACTAACAATTAGTATTAGAGGTAGTCCTAACTTTCTACAAGGAATACAAAGAACTCTTGTTCAGTATGATATAGAATCTAAGTTTAAGCCTCATCAAAATAAAAGTAGGCCGACACCGATATTGATTATATCGGGAATAAGGAATATTGCATTGGTAGTTCACAAGTTTTTAGTGAGTTTGCCCGATGCTAATGATAGTCTTGATGATTTTAAAAGAGCAGTAAGAATAGTAGCCGAAGCGAGGCACTTACAATTAGAGGGATTAGAAGAATTATTTAAAATAAAAGGGGTAATGTAATGGGATTAACCAATATGAATAGAGATAGACCAATAATAATAACAGGAAAAACAGGAACAGGAAAAACAACAAAGGCAAAAGAGATGCTACCTAACGCTATAGTTCTATTTGCCGACAGTATAAAAATAGACTCAAGTTCTCTTAATGTTGAAAATGGTCTTATTATTGAAGATATACATTATAATAGCGATAAAGACCTTTTATTAAATATAATTAGAAGGTATAGAGGTAAACTAATAATGACCTCGCTCAATGAAAAAGATATTCCTAACGGGGTAAAGGGTCTTTGTCAAATCAAAAGGGCGGGGAGTGAAAAACATCTATTGAATACAATACAAGAGATTGCTCCTAGAAGCGAAGAACCCTTTTCATTACAGATGGACACCTTTAGTTTAGTGAATTACTTCTTGAAAGAAAGCGATAGAGATGAAGTTTGTAGGGTGTTGAAGGTAAACAAACCATCCGATACTCAATTATTGAATTGGTTATGTGTTAATTCAAACCCTAACAAACTACTATTTATTGATGGTAGAGTTAGAAGAAGATGGTCACAGGACTACTTCTATGAGATGTTGGCTTATGGCTACGATGGTAGATTCTATGGTAGGCTAAATATGCCAATAAGAAAACAATACTCAAAGATTCCTTCTTTGTTAAGAAGGCTAGGTATTAAGAATGCTGATAAAAGAGTATTCAAACAATTAACTAATGATGAAGACTTTGTTAAGTTTGCTAAAAGTAAACTAAATAATGGAGAGTGTCGCCTAATGGGTTTGGGAGAAAAGCGGGTGCGTAAGAGTAAACCTGTTCAAAAGAAAAAACAAGTTAGTTTAGGTGATTACTTATGAAAATTAGAAAAGGAAAAAAAAGAGCAGTTATGCGACTGATAGACATAGTTGGTGATGATAAACTAACTACTAGAGAAATCTATAATAGAATGGTGGAACACCCTTCTAAAAATAGCATGAAAAGAAATGGTGGTGACTTAACACTACAACAATTAAGTAATATTCTCTCATCTTATTTTGATAAGGTGGGGTTTAGTAAAAAAGATAATAATATAATATGGAAAAATAGAGATGGTAATTATGACAAAAAATGGAAACAAAATGATAATAAGGAAAATAACAATGATGTTAGATGAAACGCCCGAACTAACAACGGGGCAAATATATGATTTACTACACAATACAAAAAGTGTGCGTAGTGGAGGAAGAGCAAAGTTCCCTGCTTGGGGAATAACTAGGAATCAACTAGGCCGTATATTAGGCGGTAAGTTTGAGAAAGCCTACTTTGATGAACAGGCTAGACAGGTTGTTTGGAAGAACAAGGGGGAATAAAAAATGAAAGCCTCGGAAAGAATAAAACAAATAGAAAATGACTTGAGAGACTACAAAGAATTACTACAGGCATTAGAAGATATGGAAATGATTTATGATAACTTAGATTGGGTTGATATTTACAAACCCCATCATATTGATATGGAATTATCCCAAGTCATTAGAGAAGTAGAAGGCAAGATACAAGCAATAGAATATAAATTGGAGAGGATATAATGTTATGGACAGAAAAATACAGACCAAGCAAATTAAGTGATATTGTAGGACAAGAGCATTTTGTATTGGATGCTGAACAATGGGTGTTAGAAAAGAATATGCCTAATGTTCTTGCTTATGGTGTTGCCGGAACAGGTAAAACCGGAGCAGGTATAGCCTTAGCAAAAGATATGTTGGGAGAAACATTCAAAGATAACTTCTTTGAAGTGAATGCTTCCGATGATAGAAGGCTAGAAACAGTTAGAACTACAATTAAGCAAGTGGCTCAAAGCGGAACTATTGGTGAAGCCCCATTTAGAATCATGTTGTTAGATGAAATGGATGGTATGACTAACGATGCTCAAAATGCACTAAAGCGTATCATGGAAAGATATGCTAGTAATATAAGATTCATCATTACTTGTAATGATAGGTCAAGGATTATCTTTCCATTACAAAGCAGGTGTGCAAATTACAGATTCAATCCATTAAAGAATGAAATAGTGCTTGAAGTAATCACTAGGATTCTTGATAAAGAAGGAGTAGATGGTTTCGATGAAACAGATTTGGCTCGCTTTATATATCAATTAGATGGAGATTTACGCAGGGCAATTACCGAGATTCAAGCGGCCAATGCCTCAAACTTCACACTAAGAAAACAGATGCAAGATTCGCTTAAAGAGTTTGATGGAATACTAAATTTAATGCTTAATAAAAATCTTAATGAAACATTAGATAAACTACACGATATATTGTATGGAGGAAGAAGTGTGAAAGAAGTATGTTTAGCACTTCATAATTCTGTTCTAGAAGCAGAAGGTTTAGAGTCCAAAGAGAAGTTTAAACTTCTTAGGATAATAGGGGAAGCAGAATACCGTTCTACTACCATGACCCCTAAAGTAATAATTTCATGGATGGTAGGACAACTATAAGGAGGAAAAAAATATGAAAAAAATAGATGAAAAAATAATGAAAGAAATAGAAATTGGAGCAAGCCACATGGGTATCTCTACCGAGGAACTGGTAGAAAAATACAATGCCATTTGTAAAGAAAATGGCGTTGAAGTAGATAACGATATATCGGTATCTTTACTTAGAAACTATGTGCGTGGTAATATGCCAACAAAGAAAACAAATAACAATAGTGGTTCTAACAGTTTAGTTAAGAGTGCCTTTGGTTTCTTTGTTGCATTAGAAGCCCCTAGAGACATGATGAGTTGGAACAGAAACAAGGCTAAGGAAGAATACCTTAGAGATAACGATAAGGCATTGGAAGATGGTCTTGTTGCAGTTGCTACTGATAACGGAGATGATACCTTTACTATCGCAAGATACTACAAGGGCGACTACGGAGAAAAGATGGTAAAGAATCTTGTAGATGGGGCAGAAGAATTGGAAGATGGAAGTGTAATTATTCCATTGGATAGTATGCCTACTTATCCTAGCGGAGTAGAAAACAGAAGATATGGTAAGCCGTTGCCTAAGAATGAATTTAGAAGAAGTGGTATTTTCTACGGTAGCGTAGATGGTGGAGATATGAAATCTTACTACTTCTCTTATAAGAATCAAGGTGGGATAGACTTTGCACCCGATACTTTTGATTGGGTTCATTTCAAGACTATTCCTAGTGATGATGGACTAAACTTGTATGGTATGACTATGGCTACTAAAGAAAGCCTAATTAGAAATGAAGGACTAAACCCTGATAATAGTGACTATAGAAACATGGAAGGGTTTGACTTCTCTTCTTGTTTGTTTGAAAACTATCCTAAGAATGGAACACCATTGGTAGATTTAGATAGACTACATACAACACTACAGATGGAAGCGACTAAAGATAGATTCGCTATTGTTGAAGGAACAGTAGTTAATCAAAGAATGACTCCAACTGCTAACGGTAATAGAATATTATCTATTACTGATAAAGCATCCGATATGGAATTAACAGAAGACGACGGGGAGTTAGCAACAACTTGTTGGATTCCCGAACATATCAATATCACTTTTGGTATTGGTTCAACGGTCTTAATTGTTGGAAGGACTTCTCAAAGGATTGTAGATGGTGAAGCAGAACCGATTACAATAAACACTAGTGGTTTATTGGTTCAAGAAGCCGTTGGTAATCCTATCGCTGAACAAGAAGGCGTGGAGGATGAAGACTTAGATTGGTTCTGATTTCCAACGGGATAAAACCCTACCCTAGCAAGTGTATATGTGAACTTGTGGAAAGAAAATTGACATACGGATAGGTGCGAAGCCTATCCCTTTAGAGGGAATAATATGTATAGAAAAGGAATAATAGAAAATAGGTTCTTATTGAAGAATGAAAGTTACATCATTGATTTACATGATGTAGAGTTTTTGACTTGGAATAAGAATAGAGATGATAGAGATAGTTTTTGGGTTAAGTTACATGTCGGTACTAAGGAAACAAGATATGTTTGTGAAGATAGAGATGAACTGTGCGGAATAATTAACGCTTGGGCTATGGCAAAGAATGTAGAAATAGAAATAGATAAAGATGAGATAGGTGAGCAGATATGAGTTTTAAGAAAGAAAAAATAAATTTTAATGAATTAATGAAGATGAAAAGAGAGAATAGAAATGCTAGAATGGTATTAGGTATTTGGGGTGAACCAAAGACGGGTAAAACTGGACTTGCGTTAGACTTCCCCGAAAGAAAGATATTTGTTTTAGATTGGGATAGGGGCGTTGAATCAACTTGGTTTCAACACCATGATGCAACAGAAAGAATAGAAGTGTTTTGTCCTATTGTAATGAACAAGGATAACATTATTGATATTAATGATAGTGAGCAAAGGTCACTTGACTTTGTTAATCACGCCAAAGAATCAATAGAGGCAGGAGATAAACCTATCTTTGTTATTGATGGTGTAGATACATGGCTTGCTTCTTGTATGTTGAAGGTTAATCCTAATCCTAGAGTTGTGACAAAGATTATGCCGTTTCAGTATGGCAATAGAAACAAAGCATTCTACTATTTATTAGACACTATCTATAATCTAGAATGTGATGTAATATTCATTACGCATGAAACTGAAAAGTATATGGAAAATGTGCCTGTTGGTACACAACCAATGTGGAAAGAATGGGGAGGTAAACTTGAACAAGAGATTTACTGTTCTAAAAAGAAAGTAAAGGGTGAACTACATTTCTTTGCTGAACTATTAGGCAGTAGAACTAATGGTAAACTTGTGGGTTCTAAGTGGACTACAAGACAAGGAACGCCACCTAACATTACATGGGATGGATTAAAAGAATTAAGAGAGGGAACAATATGAAATTTACAATAGATGCAAAAGAATTAGAAAGCGCACTTACTGATGTATTGCTGAAAGGCAAGTATGTTATTGGAGTAGGTCTTTCTAATAGTAGTTTAGATGATTACTTCTATGCCCAACTAAAAGAAAACACTCTTAGTATTTGGAATGTAGATACAATTAGTTCTCTAATTGTAAATACTAGACTTACTGTAGATGGTGATAAAGACGGTGCGTTTGTTGGCGATGCTAAAACACTACTACCCTACCTAAAGAAATTTAGTGGTGAAGTAGAAATTGATAGTGGGGATATTATTACTATGAAGAATATCAATAGTAAAGTATCTCAACCTGTTATAGTACATCATCCTAATATGGATGGTATTTCTAGAGTTAGAACTATGATTAAAAGTGCTACTTATGAAGATGACTTAGAAAAACTTTGGGATTTTGGTAAAGAGAAATTTGAAGGTGCATTTAAATTAGATTCAAATACTTTTAGTGAGACTATGAAACTTGCTGAATTGGTTGGAGCAGGTGTTTATCACCTTGACTATAAGCACGATAAGAATAAGTTATTGTTTTCTAGTTCTACTAACAACAATAACAAGTTTGAGACTTCTATTGATTTAGAAGGTAATATAGGAGAGTCAGCAACGCTTGACTTTTCCGGCCCACTTCATAACTTCTTTGACAAAGATACAATGCTAAACTTCTATGTTAAAGATGATTTTCCGATGTTGATTATATCGGATAACAAACTACTACTAAAAGCACCAAACATAGCAAATTGAGGAATATAAATGATAATAAGTAATAAAAATGGAAATACAATATATAAATCTTGGAGAGTAAACGGAGTAAAACAAAGTGAGGAAGTAGAATACAGACCCTACTTCTATGTCTTATCCGATACTAAAGAAAGACCAACCTACACTATTAGTAAATACACTAATGGTAAATTTGAGTATGTAGAAGGAGATTGGCAAGACTTAGAAGGCAACTCATTAAAGAGAGTGTATGTCGAGAAGTCTTGGGATATGGTAAAGGCAAGGCAATGTTTTGATAAAACCTATGAGGCTGATGTTGCTTATACATTTAGATATGCGGTTGATGAAGTTAATGAAATGCCCGAATACAATATGCGTAAGTGGTATTGGGATATGGAATGGCAACAAGGAGGAGAACACCATGATGAGATTACTACTATTGTAATGTATGATAATTACGATAAGGAATACTTTCAATGGGTGTGGTTTCCTAATCAAGAACCATATGACGGATTTAAAATGTCCACCGATAAAGTTCAGCATGTGTCGGTTTTTAATACTGAAAAAGAAATGATAGAACACTTTATGGGAACTATGATTGCTAAAGACCCCGACATGTTAATTGCATGGTTTGGTCTTAAGTTCGACTTACCTAAGTTATTAGATAGAGCATGTGCTTTAGGATTGAATCCTTTAGTTATGTCTCCTTATCATAAGATAGATGGAGTTAAGCAACTTAAGGATGGTTGTAGTTTCAAAAGACAAGACGGCTATTCACCAATTGAACAACCTATTGGTGGTAGATTAACACTTAACTTAGACTTAGCATTTGAAAGACAATGGAATGATTCTCAAAGAGGAACACTACCGTCATTAAGTCTTGATTATGTTTCTAAGTTATTGTTTGATGAAGGCAAAGTAATGGACACTAAGTTTGAAGACCCTAATGAATTCTATCGTAGAGCATGGCTAGAAGATACAGAAGCATATCTAAATTATGCTATTGTAGATGTAGAGTTATTAGTTAAGATAGATGAGAAAAACTACTGTAGTGAAGCAATACTATCTTTACAACGACTACTAAAAGCACCATTCAAAGGTTGCTTCTATGCTTCGCACATGGGGTCAGTTTACTTTATGAGAAATGCTTGGTGGAAAGCACCAACAGGTATCAAAAGTGCTGATAGAAAAGAATACGAGGGGGCTATGATTTATGACCCGCTTAGCGAAGATACTAACGGTCTACATCTTAAGGTGGCGGCGTTTGACTTTGCCGGTCTATACCCTTCGATG